CTGATTTCTACGGGCTGCAACGCCGCGCGGCCCGAGAGGTGTTCATGACCGGTGAGGTCTTCCTGCGTTTCCGGTCGCGCCGCCCGGAGGATGGACTGACCGTCCCCCTGCAGATCCAGATGCTGCCGTCAGAAATGTTGCCCCTCAACCACAACACCGTGGACGGCAATGGCAATGTCATCCGTCAGGGCATCGAGTTTGATCGGGTCGGCCGTCGCGTCGCCTTTCACTTCCTGCTCCGCCACCCGGGCGACAGCACCGATCCGGGTTTGTCGGGTGAAACCGTCAGGGTTCCGGCCTCAGAGGTTTTGCACATCATTGACCCGGTGGAGGCTGGCCAGTTGCGCGGCGTCTCGCGCTTTGCGCCCGCCATCGTGAAGCTGTTCCTGCTCGATCAATATGACGATGCGGAGTTGGACCGCAAAAATGTGGCGGCGATGTACGCGATGTTCGTGACCTCGCCAGCGCCGGACAACCCGCTCGCCCCGCCTGACGAAGAATATGAGGTGGCCCCGGGCCAGGTGGTCCGTCTTGACCCCGGCGAGGACGTGACCGTTAGCGCCCCCGCCGACTCCGGCGCCACCTATGAGCCGTTCCAGTATCGCACCCTGCTGCAAATCTCGGCGGCGCTGGGCATTCCCTACGGGTACCTGACCAACGACGGCGCCAAAGGCAACTTCTCGAACTCGCGGCTGTCGCTGATCGAATTCCGCCGCCGCGTCTCGGCCTGGCAGCATTTGGTGATGGTGTTCCAGATGTGCCGCCCGATCTGGGCGCGGTTTATGGATACCGCCGTGTTGGCCGGGGCTTTGAAACTGCCGGGCTATGACCGTCGCCGCGCCGAATATCTCGCCTGCAACTGGTTGCCCACCAAATGGGATTGGGTTGATCCCCTGAAGGACGCCAATGCCGAGATTGCTCAGATCGAAGCCGGGCTGAAATCGCGGACCCAAGCCATCGCCGAGCGCGGCTATGACGCCGAGCAAGTTGACGCCGAAATCGCCCGTGAACGTGATCGCGAGCGCAGGCTGGGTCTCGACTTCCGCCGTCCCGGATCGCCCGCGCAAGCACCGAGCGGCAGCGATCCGAATGCTGATCCATTTTCCTCGGATCAGAACGCGCAGGATCAGACTGCGCAGGATCCCAACCAAGACCCGACCCAAGACACTGCGCCATAGGAGGCGAGACGATGTTCCATGCGCAGATCGCCCAGCGGGCGTTCAATACGCCCTTGTTGGTCGAGCCGTCCAAGGCCATGGCGTTCCTGTCCGGGCTGGGGCCGCGCGTCACCGGGCGGCAGTTGCGGCTGGCCGGGATTAAGGTGCCGCCGGAAGATATGGCCAATGCGGCGCTGCCCGCCCGGGCTGGTATCCTGACCAATGATCTCGCCGAACAATATCAACGGGATGGCCAGACGCCTTTCGGAATGGTCGATGGAATTGCAGTCATCGAAGTCTCCGGCGTGCTGGTGCATCGCGGCGCCTGGATCGGGCAGTCGTCCGGGCAGACCTCCTATGAAGGCATCGCCGCACAGATTTCCGCTGCCGCCTCGGACCCCGCGGTCCGTGGCATTGCGCTGGAGATCGACAGTTTCGGCGGCGAAGTGGCGGGCGTGTTCGATCTTGCTGATGCCATCCGCGCCGCGCGGGCGGCCAAGCCTGTTTGGGCGTTCGTCGCCGAACATGCCTTTTCTGCAGGCTATGCGCTGGCATCCCAGGCTGACCGGATCATTCTGCCGCGCACGGGTGCTGTCGGCAGCATCGGCGTTGTCGTCATGCATGCAGACCTCAGCGGCCAGTTGTCCGATGCCGGTGTGACCGTCACGCTGATCCATTCAGGGGCGCACAAGGTCGACGGCAATCCCTACGCGCCGCTGCCCGATCCGGTGCGCGCCCGCATCCAAGCGGAAATCGACAGTATCCGGGCGCTCTTCGCCCAGACCGTCGCCGCCGGTCGTGGCCGTCGCTTGTCTGCTGAAGCCGCGCTAGCCACCGAAGCCGAGTGCTATCGCGGCGCAGATGCCGTGGCGGCCGGGCTGGCCGATGAAGTGTCCGACCCGGCTTCGGCCTTTGCCGCCTTCGCCGACGTCGTCAACCGGCGCGGCCTTGACCGCAGCGCTGGGCCCGGTCGCTCCCCGCAATCCCAACTGTCCAAGGAGAAGATGATGAAACCGAATCTGTCCACAGAATCAGAGGCCCCCGATCCTGAAACCGGCGAGGACCCGGCACCGGTCGCTCCGCCCGCGCCCGCTCCGGCGGTGGTGCCCGCCCCGGCCCCAGCCAGCCATCGCGAGGCCGCCGCATTCGCCACCTCTGTCGCCCGCGCCGAAGCTGCCGAACTTGCCACCATCGGCGCGCAGGCGGCCCGGCTGGGCGTGACCATCGACGTGGCCGAGGCCGTGCAAAAGGGCATCAAGCCCGACGCGCTCCGCGCTTCCGTTCTGAGCCAGCTGGCCGCGCGTGGCGATGCTGCCGCCATCACCGTGGTCCCGCCGCCGAAATCCGCCGCCCCGGAAAGCCCGCTCCTGGCCGCCGTCAAGCGCGCGGCCAGCGCCGCGAAACCCTCCTGAAACCTGACCGCCGCGATGCGCGCGGTGGCTTTTCCGTAAACCTGCAAAGGATGTGAAGCATGCCCACGCTGACCCAAGGCCCCTCACAGGGCGATGTCGTCAAGATCCAGTTCGACCCGAACTACACCAACGAGGCGATCACCCTCGTGCTCGGCACCAACTACAAGGCGGGGTCCGTGCTGGGCAAGATCACTGCCAGCGGCAAGTACAAGCTGGCGACCGCCGCCGGGGCTGACGGCGCGCAAATCGCCGCCGCCGTTCTGTTGAATCCTGTCGATGCCACCCTCGCAGATGCCACCGGCATCATTCTGGCACGCGGCCCGGCCGTCGTGTCCAAGGCCGCGCTGGTCTTTGACGCCTCCGTCAACACCGCGCCTCTGACCGCGACCAAATGGGCGGAACTGACCACCGTCGGCATCGTGCCGCGCACCAGCGCCTGACCTCAAACCTCGGAGACATCCATGAACGCCATCATTCGCAACCCGTTCGACGCGGGCGGCTATTCGCTTGCCGAAATGACCCAAGCCATCAATATCCTGCCCAATCTCTATACGCGGCTGGGCGAGATCGGCCTCTTCGCCTTCGAGGGCATTACCCAGCGTTCCGTCATCATCGAGCAACTCGACGGTGCGCTGAACGTCCTGCCCTCGGTGCCCTTGGGTGCGCCGTCGACTTTGGCCACCCGCCAAGGCCGATCGATGCGCAGCTTTGGCCTGCCGTGGATCCCGCATGACGATGTGATCCTCGCCACCGACATTCAGGGCGTGCCCGCTTTTGGCGGGGCCGAGAACGAACAGCTGGCGACAGTGATGCTGCGCAAGCTGACCCTGATGCGCCGCAAACACGCGCAGACCCGCGAATATATGGAGATGAACGCCCTCCGCGGCATCGTGAAGGACGGCGCGGGGACCACGCTTTACAACTACTTCACCGAGTTTGGCCTGGCACAGATCTCCGTCGACTTCGTCTTGGGCACCGCCACCACCAACGTTCAGGGCAAGGTCCGCGACACGATCCGGGCGGTGGAGGACAACCTCCTGGGCGAGTCGATGATCAGTGTTTACGCGCTGGTCAGCCCGGAGTTCTTCGACAAGCTGATCGGCCACGCCCTGACACAGGATGCCTACAAGTTCTACTCGGCCACCGGCGCGCAGCCCCTGCGCCAGGACGTCCGCCGCGCCTTCCCCTTCGCGGGGATCCTGTTCGAGGAATACCGGGGGGCAGTCACCCTCTCGACCGGCACGGCCGAACGCCTGATCCCGGCTGGCGAGGGCATCGCCTTCCCGATCGGCACCATCGACACCTTCACGACCTATGGCGGCCCGGCCAACCAGATCAGCCTCGCCAACACCATCGGCCTGCCGCTCTATGCCCGGCAGCTGATGGACGACAAGGACCGCTGGATCAACATCCTGACCGAGGCGTCTATCCTGCCGGTCAACAAGCGTCCGCGCACCGCGATCCGCCTGTTCACCTCCAACTGACCGGAAAGGTGCAGCAACATGAATGCCTTCGCCACCGCCATGGACCGGATCTTCGCCGATGCCAACATGGCGGTGGATGCCCTTTGGTTCGCAGGAGGAACCGGCCCGGGCGTTGCCGTCCGGGTCATTCGCAAGTCCCCCGACGATGTCACCCCCTTTGGCGCTGGACGCATCTTGTCGGAAACCACGCAGATGGATGCGCGCGTGGCGGATATGCCCACGCTCGCACCGGGTGATCTGATCACGATCGGGGCCGAAGCCTTCACAATTCAGGGCGAACCCAAGCTGGACCGCGAACGCCTGATCTGGACACTGAACACGAGGCCAGCATGAAACTCGACATCAGCTTCACCCCCGACCTCGTTGCTATGATGCGGGCCGAAGTAGCGGCAGGGCAAAAGGCCGTTTCGGTCACTATGGCCCAAGCTGGCGCAGGCCTGAAATCCGCCTGGCGCGGGCAGATCACCGGCGCGGGTTTGGGCCAGCGCCTCGCCAACACCATCCGGTCGCAGACCTATCCGAAAGGCAGGAACAGTCTGGATGCCGCCGCCCTTGTCTGGTCCAACGCGCCGGTCATCATCGGCGCGCATGATACCGGCCCCTTGATCCGGTCGGGCAATGGCGTCTGGCTGGCCATCCCCCTGCCCGCCGCAGGCAAAGCACTCGGCGGCAAGCGCATCACGCCCGGTATGTGGGAGCAAAAGACAGGTCTGCGCCTGCGGTTAGTCTATCGCAGCCGGGGTCCGAGCCTACTGGTCGCCGACGCGGTTCGGTTGAACACGCGCGGCCAAGCGGCGGTGTCGAAATCGAAAACCGGGCGCGGTCAGGTTACCGCGCCGATCTTCTTGCTGGTGCGGCAGGTGAAGCTTCCCAAACGCCTCAATCTGGCGCGGGATGCAGAGCGCGCGCAGGCGGCCATTCCGGGCAGCATCGTGCGGGCCTGGGTGGCTAGAGAGTGATCCCTCCTTCGCCATAAAAGCGCCGACCTTTCAGCGTTTCTCGTGATCGTCGTGGTCCACAGAAGAAAAGTGTAATGTCCACCGAACTGAGAATTCGCCGCGCCGCCCGTGCCCTTGAAAAAAGGCTCGAAGCTTGTCCGTTTCTGGTGGCGAACGAGGCAGAGTTCCAAGCGGAATTGCAGGTCGAATTGCTCAATGAGTTTCCCGAGGAAGTCGAGCTGACCCTCGGCCCCGGAGTGGTGGATCGCAGACCTAGCAAGCCGCTGAAAGCCAGACGCGTCTATCGGGAGGCCAAGATACGGCCAGGGCAAGCAGGCCAAGAGCCGGACATTGTCATCCTCGGCGTCGGGCGGCAAACCCTTCTGGCCAAGGAAAACGGGGCACCCTCTCGCTTTGCCTGCCCCTATGAGGCGATCATCGAGACCAAGATGGACGCATCGCCAACTCAAGTGCTGGCAAGCCATCCCGGCAAGCCGCTCGCCTCAAAGATCATCCAGGCCGATCTGGCCAAGTGGGATGTCCCTGCGGAGGCCAAGGTTTGCCTTTCGATCATCTACACGGCAAGACCGGAATGGTATGCACCCCGGCCGGATGTCATCGCTTTGCGTCGACCCTTAGTTGGCCGTCCCGCCGGACTGCCGTCCACAACGGCGATCAAGGGTGCAATCAGCGCCTATGCGGCGTCAGTGGCTGAAATCCATGCCGAATTTGCCGCGCATCCCTTCAGGTTCCTACGGGAGAAAGACTTCGAAACGCAGCTCCTGCACCGGATGCGTCTTCGCGTTCCGGTGCGTGCCGATGAATTGCATCCCGTTCGATGCCAGTGGTGGTCAGAGCATTCCGGGGTTCTGGGCCGGAAGCGCCGTCATGATCTCGTCGTTCTTGCCAAGGAGCCCGGACGCCTAGCGCTCGAGGTGGAGTTGAAGACCTCCCATTCTGACCAGCACAACTGGTATCGGACATCTGCGCTGAAGGGCGAGTTCGATGCGATGCATCAGTTGAAGGCCCATGGAACCTTGGCGCGAGCGGTTTTTCTGATGTTCCGGTTTGGCCCAGACCGATGGCAATCGGATGCGCAATCGCTTTGTGCCAGTTTTCCATTGGTTGAATTTGACTGCAGATGTTCCGAACTCACCGCCTGAGCGTCTGGGTTGGTCAATCTAGGCTGAGTTCAGATTGACCAACCCCAATATGGCCCAGCATGTTGGCGAACAGGACCTTTCCCGGTCAGCGCGCAGCAATGCCGCTTGCACTTATGGATGCCTCAAACAAATGCCGACCATCCGTGAAACTGTCCTCGCAGCCCTTAATGCGCGGCTGCAAACTCTCGCCGCGCCTGTCCTGCGCGGGGATGTGCTGCCCGAACGCATCCCGGCTACGGGCCTGATCATCCTGCGCGACGGCAAGCCGGGCGATCCGGAAGTGACGCTATCGCCGCTGACCTATTTTTATGAGCATCGGGCGGAACTTGAGGTGGTGATCCAGGCGGGCAGCGACCGTGATGCGCAGTTCGATGCCCTGGCCGCATCCATCGGCGCGGTGCTGGCCGCAGATCGCACGCTGGGCGGCCTCTGCGATTGGGTCGAGGCGGAAGCGCCCGAGCCGGTCGATCTGCCCATCGAAGGGGCGGCGGCGCTGAAGGCTGCGGTGATCACCATCGTACTTCACTACGCCACTCAAGACCCACTCACCTGATTTCCCTCACAAAAGGACACTGACATGGCACGCGCACAAGGAGCGCGGGCGCAGACGGCGCTTGCGTTCGAGTCTGTCTACGGCACTCCGCCGGGGTCCGGGTTCACCCAGATGCCCTTCATTACCTCATCACTTGCGGCAGAACAGCCGCTGTTGGCCTCGGAGCTTCTGGGCTATGGCCGCGATCCCCGCGCACCGTTGTTGGACGCGATCACGACGGACGGCGATGTCGAGGTGCCGATCGATGCGGTGGGCTTCGGCTTCTGGCTGAAGGCGGCGTTCGGTGCTCCGACGACGGCTGGCACGGTGGCCGCAACCGGAGCGATCACCTTCTCTGCCCAGCCCGCCGTCAACTCGACGCTGACGATCAACGGCACGGCCTTCACCTTTGTCGCCTCGGGCGCCACCGGCAACCAAGTGAACATCGGCGCCAATCTGGCGGCCACGATGACAGCGCTGGCCGTCGCTCTGAACGCCAGCGTCGTGCCGGGCGTGGCGCTGGCGACCTACACCGGAACCGCCACCGCGCTGACCATGGTCTACGATGTCCTCGGCAGTGCGGGGAACACATTCACTCTGGCGGCGTCCGTTTCACCCGCGTCCAACGGAACCCTATCGGCGGCAACACTGACCGGCGGATTGAATTCGCACACCTTCATGTCGGGCAGCTGGACCCTGCCCAGCATGTCCATCGAAGTCGCCATGCCGGAAGTGCCACGCTTTGCCATGTATTCCGGCTGTGTGCTGGATTCGCTGTTCTGGTCCATGGAACGGTCTGGCCTCTTGAGTTCCAAGGTCATGCTGGTGGCGCAGGGTGAGACCATCGCAGGCGCCACGGCTGCTGGCACACCG